GATCTGATGACCATAAACATTGTTTAATAAAAGCATTAGGTAAAAAAGGAGACAAGATTATACAAACTTTTGGAGAGTGTAGTCCACAAAACAATTCAAACGCATACCCTGTTTCTATGGCTGAAAAAAGAGCTATGAGTAGAATTGTTTTAAAATTAGCTGGTTTCTACGAATTAGGAATTTTTGGAGAAGATGAGAGTGATGACTTTAAACGAGCATGATTGGATAGATGAGGTTCTTGATGATCAATGTGAAATGTGGCAAATTGGTTTAATAGAAGGTTTATTGCAAACATCAGCAGCTAATTATTTATATCAAAATATTAATTTTAATGATTTAACATACCATGAAGCAGAGGAAATTATCAAAGAACTCTACGAGAACAACTGCCCTACAGATCCTAAAGAACAATTTAAACAGATGTGTAAACGAGGAGTCTTTAAATAATTTACAAAAAGTTAGGCAAATATATAGTATTATGAATAGGCATAGAAACATCATAATACCTATAAATAATAAAAATCATTTAATAAATTTAAATCATTATATAGATTACTTTAAAGCAATACCACTAGAATTTTATAGTGCCAGACCTATATTTTATTATAATAATTTTAAGTGGGATGCTTTAGGATTATTAGGAGAGAGAATACACAGATCAAATATTAGGAGTAAATATTTGCAATTATGTTTTGCTGAACTTAATATTAGTATAGCTAGAGTTTTAGATAATGAGGTAGAAATATATGCTAAATATAAAAACAATAAAAAAAGAATCATAGGTGCTTTGGAACATATTAATAGCAAATTAACAGAGCAACAATTAAACAGAATATTAACAAGAACTTTTAAATTAAGTGATGAAAGAAAAATTATTTATGAGCAGCCAGGAAGAAGCACTTACTAGAATAGTAGAAGAAATTTCTGGTATAAAAAGAATTGCATTAAGAAGTAAAATGCGTGAAAAAAGAATAGCCATACCTAGAAGTATATTAGGTTATATGCTACGAGATGATGTCGGCATTTCAGCTATGAGAGTTGGTAAATTAGTAGGCAGACATCATTCTAGTGTTTTAAAATATGTAAAAGACCATAAAGACAATTTAAGGTTTTATCCAGATTATAGAGATATGTACACACTAGTACAAGAAGAATTTGTAGGAAAGTTTAGAGGTAAAAATGTAGCAGAAATACAAAGGCAAATTACATCTTTACAAAAGCAATTAGATAGACTAATTGAAGGAGAAAGTTTAACATTAATTAATAATAAAAATCAAAAAAAATGACAGACAAACAGTATGTAAATGGTATTATCATCAAAGAAAAAACTTTTGATAATGGTGGATCACAGCTTAAAGTTAGCATAAAAGTAGATGATCTTATGGAACAACTAAATAAACTTAAAGATGATGGTTGGGTAAATTTAATTGTAGCCAGAAGAAAAGAACCTTCAGATGGTGGTATAACACATTATTCTTATGTAGATACCTGGAAACCAAAAAAATCTAGTGGAGGTTCTAAAAACACATTAGATAACAAAGATAACATGATGAATGGAGATGCAGATGATCTACCATTTTAATTAACCATAAATAAGGGGAGTAGGCAACTACTGCCAAATTAATAATAATATTAAATGTTTTTAGCTCCCCTTGTTTTTAAAACTTAAATATGTCAAATAAAGAAAAACCAAACTACTATGCAATACTACCTTCGGAAGTTAGGTATAGTGAAAAAATTAATCCTATGGAAAGATTATTGTATGCTGAAATAACTTGCCTAGTAAATTACAAAGGACATTGCTGGGCTACTAATGGTTATTTTGGTAGAATATTTGATAGGCATCCTAGTAGTATAAGCAGAAACTTAGCTAAACTTGCTTTACATAATTTTATAAAAATTAAACTTATAAAAAACAAAAACAATGTAGAGGAGAGAATAATAACTTTAGTAAATACCCCTCAACAAAATTGCGAACCCCCCCTTAACAAAAATGTTAAGTATAATAATAAAAAAGAAAAAGATATGTTATTTGAAGAGTTTTGGAATAATTATAATTTTAAAAAAAGTAGAAAATTATGTTATGCTAAATTTATGTCATTTAGCACAGCAATTTGCAGAAAATGTGTTACTGCTGCTAAAATATATTCAGACTCAATAACAGATGATACTTATAAAAAACATCCAGGCACTTGGCTAAATCAAGGTTGTTGGGATGATGAAATACAAGACAAAAATAAAAATGATTTTAAAGGCAGTAAATATGAAGGTTTTGTATTTTAAAATATGACATTTAAAGACTACGACATTACAATAAAAAGACCTACAGGACAAGTTAAAACAAAATGTCCTAAATGTTCACATGAACGTAAAAAGAAAAGCGATCCATGTCTATCTGTAAATATAGATGAAGGCATTTGGAATTGTCATAACTGTGGCTGGAATGGGAGTTTAAAAAAACAAAACAATTATATGCAAAAAGAATACACAATACCTTTAGATCATAAAATAAAAAATTATTCAGAAAATGTTATAGCATGGTTTAAAGATAGAGGTATATCTGAAAACACTATTAAAGACAATGGCATACATGAAGGCTTGGAATACATGCCACAGGTAAATAAAGAAGTTAAAACCATACAGTTTAAATATTTTAAAGACAGTAAATTAATTAATATAAAATTTAGAGATGCAGCTAAAAATTTTAAATTAGTAAAAGATGCTGAAAAAACTTTGTATGGTATAGATCATGTTTTGGGTAAAAAAACAATAATAATTGTAGAAGGAGAAATGGATAAATTAGCTTTTTATGAAGCAGGTCATAAAAATTGTGTTAGTGTTCCAACAGGTGCTGGTAATAATAAAATGGAATATTTAAAAGATTTACCAGAAGATTTAGAAAAAGTTTATTTAGCAGTAGATAATGATGAACCAGGCAAAAAATTACAAGAAGAATTAGCTAGAAGATTAGGTAGAGATATTTGTTTTAGAGTTAGTTATCCAGATAATTGTAAAGATATAAATGATGTATTAATTAATTATGATAAATTTGAAATAGATAGCTGTTTAAAAAAAGCATTAGCATATCCTTTAGATGGTGTTTTAAGTGTAGATGATTTTAATTTAGATATAGATAATTTATATGATAATGGTTTACAAAGGGGTAAAGTATTAGGGCATAATAACTTTGATAATTTATTTAGTTTTGCTTCATCACAACTTACAGTAGTTACAGGTGTGCCTACTCATGGTAAAAGTAATTTTTTAGAATATATGGCTATGAAACTATCTGCTTTACATGGTTGGAAGTTTGGTGTTTTTAGTCCAGAGCATTATCCAATGCAATTACATTTTTCTGTCTTAGCTGAAAAATTAATAGGCAAAAGTTTTAGGAAAATTACTAGATATAATAGAATGACTAAAAATGAATTAAATCTTGCTAAACAATTTATAGCCAATCATTATCATTGGATTAGACCAGACAAAGATGTTTATACATTAGACAATATTTTATCTTCTGCAAAAGGTTTAATTAAAAGATATGGTATTAATGGTTTAATTATAGATCCTTACAATAAAGTATATGCTGATATTGGAAAGCAAAGTGAGACTAATTATATAAATCAATTTTTAACTAAACTTACTATGTTTAAGCAAAAGTATGATATACATATATTTTTAGTAGCACATCCTCGCAAAATGCAAAAGAAAGATAATGGCATGTACGAAGTTCCTAGTCTTTATGATGTAGCTGGTAGTGCAAACTTTTATAATCAAGTAGATAATGGCATAACAATATATAGAGACTTTAAAAATGAAGTTACTGATGTGCATGTACAAAAAGTAAAGTTTAGACATATTGGAGAATTAGGACAAGCACAATTTAGATATAATTTACAAAATGGCAGGTATAGTGAGGTTGGAGAAAACTTTGATGATAATTCTTATATCATGGAAAGACAAGAAAGTATGTTATAAATTTGATTTTATGAAAAATTTTTCGTTACATTGCTTATGCTTTTTACATCTATAATCCCACCTCTACTACTAATTACTTTCTGTATTATAGTAGGTTTGTTCTTAGGAATAGTGTTTATGCTAATATCTACATCTGATGAACTTAACACTTTACATGATGAGGTTGAAAGATACAGGCAGCAAAATGAAAAATTAGTAAAAAGATGGAAAGATAAATATGTTGATGATGGATCACATGAATATTAATGGGTAAACCTATATACAGAGTAATTGTTGATTTTGAATATAGGAATACTCCTAGAAGTAGTTATATTAAAACAAAAATAAAGCATGATACAATAGATACGTTTGCTTTGTCAAAAGATAAAAAAGAAATATACGATCACATTAAAACAAGACTTTTAAGAAAAATTAACAAAAAAGAACATGAGATTGACATTAAAATAACTAATGTTTTTATAAAAAGCCAACATGGAGAAACAAATTATTAAGCTGTATAAAATAAAAAAATTTAGGCTAGGAGATATATTAAAATATGATGATAATATATTAAATTATGGGGAGCATGATTATGATTGGAATACATTGGCAAGGCAGTTAGAAACAGATGGTTATGCACCAGAAAAATATAAAACTTATATAGAACTAGAAGATGTATCGCATGATCAAGGTTTTAAAGAAAATATAAATATACTAGATGGTAATCATAGAATAAGAATGATGCTAAAATTATTTGGAGAAGATTATATTTTTAAAGCAAAAGTTGAAGAAATTAATTTAGTTAATGGCAAAGACTTTAATAAGCCAAAAAAAGAAGACAAATCATGCCCACATTGTTATGAACCATTAAAAGGATGTGATTGTAAATTAGCAAAAGCAGAAGATGGATTTACTGTTCACAAAAAGTGTTTAGATGAATATAATATGTTTCGCAGAAAAGAAAAAGAAAAATTACTAAATGTATTAAAAGAAAAGTTTGAAAATGAACCACAGTAAATTTTATTACGATTTTGATAGAAATAAAGAAATGACAAAAAAAACAGAAGACAGAAAACAAATGCCTGTTTATACAGGAGTATTAAAATATTTTCCAGATGCAATGTTAGAGGTTTCTAAATGCAGCTATGCTGGACAAAAACAACACAATCCAGACAAACCATTGCATTGGGATAGAAATAAGAGTGGAGATGAGCTAGATGCCCTTACAAGGCATTTAATAGAAGCAGGTAGTATAGATACTGATGGCATAAGACATTCTGCTAAAGTAGCATGGAGAGCATTAGCTAATTTACAAAAAGAATTAGAAAATGAAATAGAAAAAAGAAAATGATTAGATTTATACTCTGGATTTTAAATAAACTACCTAAAAATAAACTAGAAGAAAATTTAAAACAATATGAAAAGAAATGAAGGAGAGTCTTTTGAAGACTATAAAATAAGAAGAAAAGAAGCAAAAGAAAAACAAAAAAGAAGATTAAAAGGAATGAATGTTTTTCCTGGAGATTGGGGTACATACAGAAAAGATATAGATGGTATTGTTGAAAGCAGATTAATGGATCTTATGCAAAAAATGAAAAACAAAAATGGAAAATAAATTATGTGCTTTATGCAATAAAGAATTTAAAGGATGTCCTTGCTATATAAAAATAGCAGATGATGGGAAAAGAGTTCATAACATTTGTGAAGAAAAATACAATGCAATTTTAAAATTAAAAAAAGAAGAAAGTGAGCAAGAGAAAAGGTAAAACTAATATAAAGTTAGATTATTTAGATCAAATAAATCAAATAGATAAAAGACTTAAAAAAACAAAAATAAAAAATAATGATGAAGAGAAATCTAAATTATTATCAAAAAGACAAGGTTTAACACAAAGATTAAAAACAAATAAATAATGAGTGATAAAGAAGAATTAGAAGAAAATGTTAGAGTTTTTATAGAATTAAAAGCACAAGGCAATGGTAAAGGTGGTCATTTTTTTAGAAACAATTTAGTAGAACACATAAACAAGCTAGAAGAAAATGGTAAAGAAAAAGTTGTCGGCATAGTTTATGATGAATCGTATCAAATAGAACTAGTAACACAGCCTGTAGATAATGATTAAATATCCTTTTCCTGGTATGGCAAAGCCTAGAATGACTAAAGCAGACACCTGGAAAAAAAGACCTATAGTTTTAAAATATTGGGAGTTTAAAGACAATATAAAAAATTGGTCATGGGATACAGGCTTTAAATTAGGCAATCAAATATATTGTGTGTTTCATATACCAATGCCTAAATCCTGGAGCAAAAAAAAGAAAATGCAAATGTTATATTGTGATCATCAACAAAGACCAGATATAGATAATTTATTAAAAGGTTTAATGGATGCTTTGCTTGAAGAAGACTCGCACATACATACTGTTTATGCTAGAAAAATATGGAGTGATGAAGGAGCAATAGATTTTTATGATTTAACTAATATAACTCTCGCTTAATATTATAATCTTTAGATATTTTATATCTTTGCTTATATATTATATTTCTGCATTGTTTTTCACAAATATCATGCTTTATAGATAGATCCATAAATGTGTGTCCAACATGTCCTTTATTAGCTACTAAAAATTTATCAAAATCTTTAAATAGCATATAATTTCTTAAAGTTTTAGGTGGTATTATACCATTTTCCACTAAATGATATACAACATCTTTAACTGTAAATTCATTACCCCATCTTTTGCAAGACTCTTCAAAAATTGTATCTCTAAATTCTTCTATAACTTTTAAGGTGTTTGCCATTTACCACCAACCTTTAGGACAACTAACATAAGGCTCATCTACCCTACATTTAGTTTTTAAAAAGCAACCACAAGCACCACATTTTTCTATACCTAGATTAAATGGATTTTTATAGTGTCCACATTGGTTTGATCTGCATGTTTTAATTCTTGATTTATATAATTCTGGACTAGCTAAGTTAATGCCTTTTCCAATTATAATTTGCCAAATTAATTTTACTACTGTTTTCATATTACAAAATTATTAATTATTAAGAAAATATTGATGCTCTGCTTTCAGAGATTTCAACAACTGATTGTGAGGTAGTTATGTCTGCTTCAGAAACAAATACTTGTTGGCTGTTTATAGCACCACTTATTAAATCTGCTACATCTTTAGATGACCAACCACCTGCAACATTATCCATTTGCGTTTTAGTTCCTGGTGTTATACCACCCATAGCAAACTTAGCTCCATAACCATTGTGAGAGTTTATGTTAGATAGCATAGGCTTAAACATAGCTGTTGATCTTTTATTTATAACAGCTTCTCCACCTTCTAGCTCCACTACTCTACCACCAGCAGCAAACTTTTCTCCACCTTGTGCGTGTGATTTTCCTTGCACCATACCACCTGTAGCAAACTTTTCTAGTGTACCTTCTGATGTTAAACTAGGTGTTAATCCACCTTTAGCACCAACAAATTTTTGAGCAGAAATAGCAGCAATTTGTGCAGCTACTAAAGCAGACATAATTGGAGCACCAGCAATAGCAGCAATACCTAATTGACCAGAAACTTTAGTTATGGCTTGTGCACCATTTATAATTGCCATTATAATAGAGTTAGCTTTATCCATTACAAATTGTTTCTTTTTAATTTCTCTTAAATCAGCTTCTTTTTTCTCTTCAAGATGTCTCATTTTCATGTTATGAGCTTCTGTCATTCCTCTAGTGTCTTGACCAGCAGCTTCTGCAATTTCTAGTTTTTTGTCAAATTTAGATTGCTCATTATTTGTATCTACCCTAAAATCTTCTTCAATTTCTTGCATCTTTAATTCAAAACGATTATTTGCTAAATCCATAGCCATCTGTGCTATTTGGCTGTAAACCTCTTTTGTTTTAGCTAATCTTTCATCTTCTTGTTTATTTTTTTCATCAGTAAGTTTTTGATCTGATTGTTTTACTAATAAGTCATGTTTTTCTTGTGATATAGCTTCTGCCAATAACATTGCTTCAAAATGTGCTTTTTCATCATTATTTCTTTCTATAGCTAAGTCTAATCTTTTTTGTTGTTTAGCACCAAAATTAATTAATGAATCATCCATACCAGCTATTTCAACTTGTGTTGTATCATTTTGAACATCTTGTATTTCTTTTGCTTTATTAATCAAAATCATTTTTTTTCTGTTCTCAAATTCTTTTACAATTTCTTCTAATATTAGTTCATTAGTAGTTTGCTTTTCTACCTCTTCATCTAACATAGATTGAACTAAATTAAGATAATCTTCTTTATTTTTATTTTCTCCACTCATAAATTCTTCAAATTGTTCTGCATTTAAAGCCTTTAAAACTTGGTATTTGTTTTTATTTGCTTTTATATCTGCTTTTATTTGATCTATGTTGCCACTTTCTTGTAACTGATTGATACTGTTAATGTTAGCAACTATTAGTTGCTCTTCATTTTCGTATTTTAATCTATTGTTTTCAAATGATGCTTCATTGGTTTCAAGTTGTTTTTTAAATACATCATTAATTTGACTTATTTGAATTTTAGTTAATTCTTTTAATCTGTTTTTTGTTTTATTTAATCTGTTTGCTGATAATGCAGAGTTGTCAAAACTTTTGCCACTTTTTTCTAAAGTAGTATTTAAATTGGAAACAAATTTTCTAAACTCTGATATACTTACACTTATTTTACCTTGCTGATTTATAAACTCATTAAAAAACTTTTTACCTTGTTCGCTAGTATTTTCATACATTTTATTATAAAGGTCTTGAAATTTCTTAGTAGCTTCTTTATCTTTATTTTCTTTAATATTGTTTAGTTCTTCATTTGCAGCTAAAAGCTCTCTAGCTCTTTCTAAATCATCTAGTTTTACTTGTGCTAGTTTTTCAATTTCTACTTGTTCTTCAAATTTCATAGCCCTAAAATCTTCTAAAGCTGCTAAATTTATCATTCTTTCTTGCTGTCTAAATGTTTCATTTAATTTTAATTCTATACCTTGTTGTTTTGCTCTTTCAGTTATATCATCTTCAAAGTCTTGATTTTTTTGTTTTATAAAATCTCTTTGGTCTTGTATTTGTTTTTCAAATTCATCTTGTGTTTTAGTTCTTAAATCTTTTTGTGCTTCTACTCTTTTTGCTGCTACTACTCTTTCTTGTGAAACAATTTTTTGACCACCAACTATAATAATATTACCTTCTTCTTCTAAATTTGCTGCTTTTAACTCTAAACGATCTAACTCTATTACTTGTTCTCTATCTGCTGCTATTGCCTTCTTTTCTATTGCTATAATTTGTGCTTCGGCATCTTTTATAAGTTGTAGCTGTCCAGATGTTGCATTTACAATATCTCTTACTTTTTTTAATTCTTTTAATGATAATACTTCTAAATCAATAGCTCCTGTTAAATCTCCATAAGTAGCAATCATTTCTCTTAAAGCATCATGCCTTTCTTCAGAGAAAGTTCCTAAATCACGCAAAGCAGACATTTCTGCATTAAAACTTTCATTTAATCTATCAACTTGAAATTTTGCTTTTGCAGTAGATTCATCAAAACTACCCATCTTAGCTACAAGCTCTCCTAATAAAACAACTAATAAGCCAATACCAGAAGCAGCAATAGCAGTTTTTATACCACTTAT